GGATGGGTCTACACGATGATGGTCTTGACTACATCGCAGGCGTCGTGACGCGCTTTGTCGAACCTTGCTGCAATGACCAGATAGGCTTTGATTGGCACACTCGTGGATATATGATCCAAGCTGTTGCGACCAAGAATGCACTTTGTGCAGGTTGCCCGCGACGCGGCACTCGTTTCCACAAGATGGCTCATATCATGTCCCATTCTGTTCTTTTGACCTCTGATGGCGTGATCCTTGCACAGCTTTTCACCTCCCCTGGTGTTGTTCCATCTGGTTCGTACATCACATCAGCGCTTCAGTCAGGCAATCGTACGCTTGCTGAGCTAGTGGTGTGTCCTGGGCCGATCACGGAAGACACTGATCCGGCGGCCAAAGTTATCGCGATGGGTGACGATGCTCTTGAAGAAGGAGCGTTCTTCACCTCTGCTGAACATCTCATCTCATGCTATGCTGCGTGGGGTTATGATGTGAAGCCCTCTTCACTTGGTGGTCCTGCTTTTGGCGCTCCCCTTTCCTTTTGCTCCTACGATTTTGGTTTAGACGGGTCTTATTCGAGGCCTGATCCTAGCAAAACGATGGCTAAGTTCTTTATGACTTGGCCTCAATCCCAATTCATGGAAGAGAGAATGGAAGGATTGCGCTTTGAGCTACGCCACACCCCTCAAAGGGTGCGCCTGTTGGCGCTGGTGGAGGCCGTGAGCTTTGCGTTGGAAGAGGAGGCGTCCAACAAAACCTGTTAAGAAGTGAATCCGATTCCTCTTTCCCCCCTGTCTATAAATGCCGAAGTCGCGTGCACCTGCTGTCTCTGGCGCCGTCGTGGTAGTAAAGAAGAAGAAGAATACCGAAAAGAAATTAGCGAAAGAGATGACCCTCCCGCCTTATCTCAGCCTCCACGTAGATCCGTTCAACGGGGAGACAGCACAGGCGGGGAGGCCTGACTTCAATGCCCTTCCCACTATAGTGTGGCGGGAAACTGTTACATACACTGCTACTACGAATGCTGATGGGCGCTTGTGGTATCAGTACAGACCTTATATATCTAACCCAGAGATTAGGCAAGTATTGACTGCCGGCACTAACGTGTCCGCGAGTAACACTGCTAGCCTGGCCATGCCTAACTATACTGAACTCCTCGGTATGTTTAGCCAGTGGCGTGCACTCACGTGTGCGCTCACAGCTGAATACATCGGAGAGTCTCAGTTAGCTAAAGGCGTTATTGGCATCTCTAAGGCAAGTTCGTATCCTGGTGTTGGTGACTCTACTCCTCAGTACATGGATGAAACCTCCTATAAGGAGGGTCCGTTGGCTACCCAAAAGGTGGCTGGCGTTCTCCATTGTCATGAGAATGGGTTCCAATCCCTTGGTGCTGGACTTGATACTGAGTATTTGCATCTGTTTGTCGATGGAGCTCCGGCTTCGTCTACTTGTATTCGTATCAGATATACCGTTACTTTTGAAGCCACCGTAGGTGCTTCGAAACTCTTGTCCCGTGATGCCTCCCACACGGTCGCACATCCGCCCCAGTTGGCGGTTGCTGCCTCTATTGTTGGTGATAGCTCTTCTACGGCTGTCGGTCTCAATCCTGAAACCGCAATCGTGAAGCACACCAAGAGACTTGTTGTTGGAGCTAGTAAAGTTAATGGTCTCATCAGAACAGCAAAGCCTTTGATGGCTGAGCTGGCTGAGTTCGCTAGCTTGATTTTGTAATTTCCCCCGTTGGGGCAGAGTAAACTGTAGAAATCCCAGAGATGGATAACTCCCGAGCGAAATGCTGAGGAGGTGGGCCTTCGATTTACGGATCGTTGGCCTGAAGGGTCTCCATGAAATGTTGAGCTTAAAGACTACCCGCTGGAGTGAAAGAGGCCTCTTCGTTCGTGAGAGGACGCGCTTGTCGTGTAAGTAAGATCGGTGTGGTGGCCGACGCGCATTTGGCAAGCTACTAAGCCAGGACTCTACATTTAGGTGTGGATATCCTGGTAGAAATGCCGCTGTAAAGGAAAATACAGTTACTCGTATATCGATAGAAACAACCCAGTGAGTGCCCTGGTACTTGCGTTGAAGCTGCAAACCCTTAAGCCGCTGTGTCACATTGTGTGTCATATGCTACTGGGGATCTTGTGGGACAGAAGGAAAACTGGATAAACCACCTGTCGGT